TGATGGTGTAAATGCACCTGCATTATATAATGGTACTACATTTACTGTATTAGATAGTGCACCTTCTGATGTAATAGGTGCTACAGTTGTAGCTACACATAAGAATCATATTTTTTATGCTAAAGGTAGAGTATTAAGTTTTGGATCACCACTAACCACTACTGATTTTCAAAGTGGTAATGGTGCTGGACAAATTGGTTTAGACAATAGTATAGTAGCAATAAAAAGTTTTAGAGATCAGCTTATAGTATTTACAGATTCATCTATCTTTAGATTAAATGGTGATGCACTAGCAACCTTTAACTTACAACCTATTACACGTGACATAGGATGTATACAGACTGACAGTGTACAGGAGATAGGTGGTGATGTTGTATTCATGGCTCCTGATGGTTTGAGACTTCTTAGTGCTACTGAACGTATTGGTGACTTTGGTTTAGCACCTATTACTAAAAAGATACAGGGTACGTTTAATGACTTTGTAAAACTACATACAGACTTTTTTAGCTTGGTTATACGAAATAAATCACAATATAGGCTATTAGGTTGGAATGATAGCTTTACAAGACCTAATGCACAAGGTATACTGTTTACACAATTTGCATCTCCCGGTGAAGCATCTGTCATTGACTTTGCAGAAACTAGAGGTATACAGGCAACTGCATGTGCAAGTGTGTATTCAGGAACAACTGAGTTTGTTCTATTTGCTGGTAAAGAAGGTTTCTTACACAGAATGGAAAATGATACATCTAGCTTTGATGGTAATAATATAGCAACAACATTTGCTACACCTTTTTATCCTATCAATGATCCACGTATAAGAAAGACAATATACAAAGCACAGTTCTATCTAGATCCAGAAGGAAGAGTAAACTTTGATCTAAACTTAAAATTTGACTTTGATGAGAGTGGTGCTGTAGTTATGCCAGCAGTTACATTTACAAATGCATCTAGTAATGCTTCTCAGTTCTACGGCATTGGTGCATTTGGAACTGCTACATATGGTGCTAAGTTACAGAAAGTATTCTCTGCACAGACTACAGGATCAGGCAATACTATATCTGCACAGTTTGAAGCAGATAATAATACAGATGTTCCATATGCGCTTGACGCATTGACATTAGAATATGCAACACATGCAAGAAGGTAATTAAAAATGGGAACAGGATACACACGTAACGATTCTTCTAATAATATTGCTGATGGTAATATCATTAATGCCTCTGACTTTGATGGAGAGTTTGATGCTATCGTAACTGCTTTTAGTACATCAGGACATACACATGATGGTACAGCAGCAGAAGGTGGGCCTATAACTAAACTAGGACCAGCACAACAGCTTACTATAGCAGCAACTAGTATTACACCATCTACTGATGATGCATTTGATTTAGGCTCTAGTGGTGCAGAGTTTAAAGATTTGTACATTGATGGTGTTGCATACATAGATGCTATTAACTTTAATGGTACAGCTATTAGTGCTACAGCTGCTGAACTTAATATTATGGATGGTGACACCTCTGCTTCTACAGGTGTAACAATTGCTACGTCAGATAAATTTATTGTTAATGATGGTGGTACAATGAAACAGCTTACGTTTGCTGATTTAGAAACGTGGGCAGAAACTAATATAGATACTACTGCAAACATTACAACTGTTGGTGCATTAGATGCAGGATCTATAACTTCTAACTTTGGTAACATAGACAATGGTGCATCTAACATAACGTCAGGTGGTTTGTTAAAGATAGATGTAGATGCTGATGCAGATGATTTAACAGGTGACAGTGCTACTGGTAGACTTACATTAGGTGCAGGTGAAGATCTAAACTTATATCATGGTGGTACTAATTCTTACATAGTTAATGATACAGGTGATTTAATTATTGACACAGCAGGTGATGTTGTACTAGATGCAAATGGTGCAGATGTATTATTAAAAGATGATGGCACACAGTATGGTGCTTTAACTAATAGTTCTGGTGATCTTATAATTAAGTCAGGGTCAACTACTGCACTTACAATGTCAGGTGCTGATGTTACTATTGCTGGTGACTTAACTATATCAGGTGATGATTTAACTATGGCTACAAATACTTCTGGTATGTTGCTTATAGCTGATGGCACAAACTTTAATCCTACTGCTGTTACTGCTCTAAGTGAAATATCTACAGTAGCTGATGATGATGTATTTCTTGCTATAGATACTTCAGGTGGTGGTCTTAAGAAAATAGCTAGAAGTGCTGTAGTGTCTGGTCTTGCTACATCTTCTGCTATATCTAATGTTGTAGATGATAGTTCTCCACAGTTAGGTGCTGACCTTGATACTAACTCTTTTAATATAGCATTTGATGATGCACATGGTATTAATGATGATAGTGGTAATGAGTTTATTATATTTCAGAAAACAGCTACAGCAGTCAACCAGCTAGACATTACTAATGCTGCTACAGGTAATCCACCAGAAGTATCAGCTACAGGTGGTGACTCAAATATTAGTCTTAAGATAACACCTAAAGGTACAGGTCAAGTTGTACTAGATGGTAATGTAGGTATTGAAAGTGGCCTGATAGATCTTAAGAATGGTGGTTCTGTATCTTCTATACGTTTTTACTGTGAGTCTTCTAATGCTCACTATGCAGCAATTAATGCTCCTGCTCACAGTGACTTTAGTGGCAATGTAACCTTAACCCTACCAGTTACAACATCTACACTAGTTGGTGATACAGCTACACAAACACTTACAAACAAAACTCTTACTAGCCCAGTGCTTAATACAGGTGTTAGTGGTACGGCAGTTCTTGATGAAGATAACTTAGCTTCTGACTCTGCAACTAAACTAGCTACACAACAATCTATTAAAGCATATGTAGATGCACAATCAGCTAATATGCAGTTTGTTTTAGAAGACGGTGATGGTACAGAAGTACAGGTAACAAAAGATAGCGAGGTTAAGTTTGTTGAAGGTGGTGGTATTGATATTGATTGGACAGATACTTCTAATGGATCAGATGGTGATCCTTATGATTTAACCTTTACTATTAATGCAGCACAGACAGGTATTACATCTTTACTTGCAACAGATATAAAGATAGGTGAAGATGATCAAACTAAAATAGATTTTGAAACTGTTGATACAATTAACTTCTATGCAGGTAACGAAAAACAATTAGTATTAACAGATGGTGCACTAACACCGGGTACTAATGCAATATTAGATTTAGGAACAGATGCACTAGAATTTAAAGATGCATACTTTGATGGAACAGTAGAAGCTGATGCTATAACTATAGGAGGAACTGCAATAGGTTCAATCTATAGTGTCATAGCAGGTAGTTCTAGTATTGTTACAACAGGTGCTCTAGACTCTGGTTCTATAACTTCTGGTTTTGGTAATATAGATACTGGATCATCTACTATTACAACCACTGGTCTTATATCAGGTGGGTCTTTAGATATTGATAATGTATTAATTAACGGTACAACTATAGGTCATACAGATGATACCGATTTAATGACATTAGCTGATGGTGTACTTACTGTAGCTGGAGAAGTTTCTATGACTACTCTAGATATTGGTGGTACTAATGTAACCGCAACCGCTGCTCAACTAAATCATGTAGCAGGAGTAACTAGTGCAATACAAACTCAATTAGATGCAAAAGCATCTACAGGTAAAGCTATCGCTATGGCGATGGTATTTGGATAGATAAGGAAAAGTTATGAAGTACATATGGAAGTTAATTAAAATGAATCAGGCATGGTTTAAGACAGATGATATACTTGAACCTTGGGTTGGTGGTTATGGCTTAGATAAGCTAAATATAGAAACTGAAGAGGAAATTAACAATGGCAAATCCTAATATTGTAGCTGTTAGTTCTATATATGCAAATACAGCAGTTAAAGATAATATTCCAGCTTCTGCATTTTCATTGCTAACTTGTGGCTCTAACAAAGTACAAAAGATTAATTCACTTGTTATAGCAAACATAGATGGGACTAATGCTGCTTCTATTAGTGTATGGATAACTCGTAGTTCTACTGATTACTACCTAGCAAAAACAATATCAGTTCCTGCTGATGCAACGCTAGTTGTAATTGATAAAAACGTAGGCCTATACTTGGTAGAGAGTGATATACTTAAAATAGAAGCATCTGCTGCTGGCGATCTTAGTGCAGTGTGCTCATATGAAGAAATAGATGACGCTTAAAGGTAGTAGCTAATGGCTTACAAAGGTGGTTTAATAGGCAACGATAACCTATACGTTCCTGATGCTCCAACTATAGGTACGGCTACTGCTGGTAATGCTCAAGTATCAGTAACATTTACTGCACCTTCTGATGTGGGTAATGATGCTATTACTGCTTATGGTGTATCAGCTACAGATGGGACTAATGTTATTGGTGCAACTGGTTCATCTTCTCCTGTAACAGTAACTGGCCTTACAAACGGTACAAGCTATACTGCACAAGTATGGGCTATCAATGATTATGGTAATGGCCCACTATCTGCTGCTACCGCTAGTTTTAGTCCAGCTTTAGGTAGGGGAATATTTGGTGTAGGTAAAAATAACTCAGCAAGATTAAATACTATTGATTATGTAAGTATAGCCTCAACTGGTAATGCAGCAGATTTTGGTGATGCAACTCTTGCAAGACAAACATCTCCATCACTTATATCTTCTACTACGAGAACAGTTTTTGCGGCAGGTTATAGTGACAGTGTGACTTATGCTCTCACCATAGACTATGTAACTATAGCTAGTACATCAAATGCCACAGATTTTGGTGATCTTTTCGTAGGCCGATATAATGCAGCAGGTTGCTCGAATGCAACAAGAGGTATTCATTTTAACGGTGATCAACAAAGTGGAACAGATAACACGATTGACTATATTACCATAGCATCCACTGGCAACGCTACAGACTTTGGTGATATGAATATTACAACTATTAATGGTGGTGCTTCATCTTCTCCAACGAGAGGTGTTAGATTTGGTGGTGGTAGCTCAGATGAAATAAGTTATATTACAATTGCAAGTACAGGTAACGCTTTAGATTTTGGTAATCTTACAGTTGCCAGATATAATGCAGCAGGGGCATCTTCTAATACGAGAGTATGTATGGCTGGAGGTGAAGGAGGTAGTAAATTAAATACTATTGATTACATAACTACAGCCTCAACTGGTAACGCTACTGACTTTGGTGATTTAAACACTGCTGTGCAAGGGGCTGCTGGAACAAGCAATTCAACTAGAGGATTATTTGCAGGAGGTGAACCTTCTAGTGGTATAGAAAATTTTATTGATTACATCACTATAGCCTCTACTGGCAACGGTACAGACTTTGGTGATTTAACAGTAGCTAGAGCAACTATGTCTTGTGGATCAGATGCACATGGAGGTATATCGTAATGGCTCCATCGTATTCAGGTGTTTGGAATATATCTACTCAGTATCAGTACGCTTCTGGTTGGCCTGTTGATGTTAATCTAGTATTAGCAGCAGGAAAAGCATTGTTTTTTGGTGGTAATGAGGGAGGAACGAAATATGACGATATTGATAAAATTAATCTAGCCAGTACTGGCAATGCTACAGATTTTGGAAATTTAACTGAGACTGCTTATACAGGTTCAGCTTCTGCCTCTTCTGTAAAAGCAGTTATGCACCTTGGTTATGATAATGGAGATAACAAAATAGATACAATAAATACAGTAAATATAGATAGCACTGGTAATGCTACAGATTTTGGCAATTTATCTAACGCAAGAAATGATACTGCCGCTGGAGGAAGTAATACAATAATGGTGATCTCAGGAGGTGAAAGTTAAATGGCTGTTAATACAATAGACCGACTTGTAATTGCCTCTAATGGAAATACTACTGACTTTGGTGATTTAACACTTAGTATTTACGAACATGCAGGAGCAGGGGCAGGAACAAAAACTTTTTTTGCAGGAGGCAACTCTTTAACTAATGTAATACAAACAGTAGTAACTGCTTCTAATGGTAATGCAACTGATTTTGGTGATTTAACTGCTACCAGAAGACGATTATCTATGGCAGGGAAAAGTACGAGATTACTCGTATTAGGTGGTAGAAGTTCTAGCGCACAAGTTAATATTATAGAATATATCGAAACTGCTTCAACAAGCAATTCTATAGACTTTGGTGATTTACACGCAGCAGTAAGTCTACTTTCTGCTACTAGTAGTAGTGTTAAAGTTGTTACAGGAGGAGGTATAGGGCCAAGTAATTATAAACAAATGAATCAATCAATTATTGCTTCTCTTGGTAACTCTACTGATTTTGGAGATTTGCAACGTGTTAAAGGATTAACATCTGCTGCTTCCAATCAACATGGAGGTATAGCTTAATGACGCAAAGATACCTTGGTGGGATAATAACAGCTTCTCCAACAGAACCTTCTAGCAATACTGGTGATGCATCTGCATCTGGTATGTGGACAATTGAAGAAGCATTAAGTTTTCATAGAGCAGGAGATTGGCCTATACCGGGATTTTTTCCTACTGGTGGTTTTATTTTAGGTGGAGTTACGACAGGCAGAGTAGACCACATACAAAAAATTATTCCTGAAGTAGCAGGGAATGCTACAGATTTTGGTGATTTAGTTTCTGCTAGTGAAGATGGCATGGGATTTTCAAGTGACGTAAGAGGTATTTATGCAGGAGGTAATCAGGCTTCAGGAA